TCCGAGGGCGAGCCCTTCGAGGACGTTCTTAAGACGGCCTTCAGCTTTGGTGTCGTTCGGATCTGCGGCTAGGTAGTTTGTGATAGGGTTTTCGAGGACGGGAAACTTGGTGAACAGGTTGGAAAGGCGCTCCTCGTGCGGGTCGAAGACGACCGCATCGACGACGGCACCTTTCAGCATGGGCTCAATGTATTTCTTGGCCTTGCCGAGCTTGGATAGGACGCCTCCGAGTTTCGCCATTTTAAGAAATTTCCCGGCTCCGAGAAACCCTGTCGCGAATCGCGTTATCCCTGAGACCAGCCCTCCTGCTGCGGTCTGTGTCTTGAGGGAATCAGGGACGAAATCAAAGTCATGGTCTGCGATGTCGTCTTTGCCGTCGAGATCGTCGAACCAGTTTACGATGTCGAAGCCGAACTGTGCTGTCTCTTCGACGGCCTTTATTGCCCCTTCTCCAACACCTTTCGTCATGTCGCCCAGGGTGCCGAGGAAGCCTGGAGATGCTGAGGGTTTGGAGGGCCGCGGCGTAGTAGGCGGTTGTTGCTGTTGTGCAGGACGGTCAAATACACCTGCGCGTTCCTGCATGGCAATTATTTCTTCTACGGTCGGACGCGGCATCTGTTATTCAGCACCTTCTTTCTTGTTTTTCATTAGATCTAGCGCTTGTTCTGGAGTAAGAGCAATGCCGATTCTCTTTGAATAGGCGGCCACGAATTCAGGGAATCCTGTGGCATTACCGTCTTCGCCTTCCGCTTTCGCGGAAACGTATTCTTCAGCCATTTCAAGGACTGATTTGCGAGCGATTTCGTCAAGGCCGTTGAGAAGGTTCACGCCCTGCTGTTGAGGCTGGAGGGTGACGCGGCTGTCTGTGGTTGCGCGGCGTATGTAGTCAGGCTCTTCGTTTCTGTAAATGTTTGCCGCTTCCATAGCGGCGCGGGTGGCTTCAACACGGAGACGAAGCGGGTCTTGAAGAAGCGTCGGATCCGCTGCTATAGCCTTTTTCATCTCTACACCAGCATGCATTGAAACCTCGTCAGCGAATAGAGCCTGTTCCGGAAGAAGATCGTCGTCTTTATCCGTTGCGTAGAGTTTTCGTCGTACTGCTGCGGAGATGAGCGGGCCGTAGGTTTTTGATGCTTTCATATCATCCTCTGATTGGCTTGACACGGTTTTGATGAGAGTGATTGCGTCCGTCTTTTTGAGACCTGATTGCATGATCTCTTGGATTGTGGGAGGCTCCCCTGTGGCAATGCGTGCCCAAAGAGAGACGACACGCGCATCATAAGCGGGGCCTTCACCTGAACTGCCACGTTCGGCGGTGTCGAAATCGGCCATCGCGTTCAGGTTCGAAAGGAACCGTGTATAGGACTGGAGACCATATTCCTTTACGTAGGCAGCCCGAACGTTTTTCGGAATTTTCATAGGGTTGTCGAAGAAGGCAAGCGCAAGATCCTTTTCAGTTGCACTTCTGCGCTCGTCAAGCTCCATTTCCTTTAGACGCTCCGCCTGCATTATTTTCCAATAGTTCTCCTGCCGTATGTTGTCGCGAGCCTGTTCAATCTCTTGGCGCACTCCGGGGAGGTTTCCGAGAAAAGAGCCCTTAGTTGTTTCGATGTGGTTCACGACATCAAGAATTGCGTCCGCGTTCGTGTCCGGTTGGTCTTCTGCTGCGTTGATAAGGGCAGATACAATCGCTTTATTTACTTCTTGAGGCGGCACGTTGTCGAGCATGAGTTGGCGGGCCATTTCGCTTATCTGACTTCCGATTGCAGCCGTGTTCTCCTGCGCGGAGGGGCCATCAAAAAGCCCTTCTTCAAGTGCACGAGAAAGGGTGTTTCCGATAAGGGCCATGTGCTCACCAAGGTTACGGTTCCATATAACATCCTGCTGGTATCCGATGATACGGGATTGAAGTTCACGTTCTGCCGCTGTTGCTGACGGAAGCCATATTTCGGAGAGAAGAAGAGGGTCCGCAACGCCACCCATGTTTTCTTGGATATACTTTCGACGCTGCGCCTGCATCCACTGCGCAATCTGATCCGGGGACGCTTCCGCAAGCCCTATACGCTGTCCGTTTTCAGCTTCTACAGCCGCTTCCGAACCTGTCGCCTGAGCCTGAAGCCACACGCGGAACGTCTCCGCCTCATTCGCCATACGTGCGCGGAGATAACCCTCTTTGATCCACGGGTTTGCCGCTGCATGCTCTGGATGCTCTTTGACAAAGTCCGCCCACGAACGGCGGTTTCCTTCGAGTTCGTAGAGACTCACACCTTTTGCAGTGTCGTCCTCGCGTTGCTGCTCCTGTTGTTTTGCAGCGAAACGGGTTAGCGACGGTTGAATGTCAGAAAGGGCATTTGCAAGCGCCATGATCGGTGCTGTAGATGGGACGTCTCTGGAGGTGTAACCAGTCCTGACTGGGTTTGCAAAGGTGCGCAGTTCGTCGATGGGTCTTATTTCTCGTATTCGCCTTTGAGCCATGTTGTCTTACGTTCCTTTCTTTTTTGCAGTGCCTACATCGCCGATTTTCGTCTTGTGCCAATAGATGCTATAGGCATCAAGAGCGCTGCCGAGAGTGCCTGCAACGGCTGCAAGAGGGCTGGCGTGTGCGGCAGGAGCAACGGAATCGATCATGGCGGCAGCATCCGCCGAGGATGCCTGTTTTTCCGCAGAGCCTTGCGACCATGCGTTTTCAAGGTTCTTGTCGATCATCCCCATGTAGCGCTCACGCTGACGGTTGTAATCGCGCATAAGCGCGTCGAGACTCATTCCGGTATTGTCAGATGCCGCGAGAGTGAATCCTTTTGCCTGCATTGTGTCGCGCTGAAGCTCATCAGCTTTGGCAAGATTCTGCTGTTCCTGCTCTACAAGCTGTTTATTCGTAAGGTACTGTGCTGTAGCATGACCTTTCTTTGCTTGTTTAATATTGTTTTTGCGCAGTGCGTTCTGGTAATCGGCCTGAGCATTTTGCGCCTGGATCGCGAGCATGGAACTGAATGCTTGAGTTGCAACACCGATCATACTTACAGGGTCACACATCGGAGGTGCCTCCTTTCATGAGGAAGTGGAAAGGATAGTTGTTCACTCGAAATGTTGTCGAAGAAAGAGCGAATCCGGCCCAACGGAGCCATGAGAGATGAAGTGTGTTGCGTGCATCAACGATGTTATAAAGGACTGGATACATTAGAGTGAGGAAATGCACCCATGTCCGCGAATGGCGAAGAAAGGTGATCGGCCACTGTTCAACCGCGCTGGTGGCGACAAGCCATACCCTACCCCACCTTCCGGTAGGAACGGCCCCAAAAAGCACTGCTGGGTTGCCGTCAGGGGCCGTTCCTGCGAGACAAGGATCACTGAGATAAAACCCGTTGAAAAGAGTTTCGAGTGGGTCCATCCCAAATGACGCAGTTTGAAGTTCGTTCACGTCCGCGTTGCGGAGGTTGGCTGCGATGAAGATTACATCTTCTCGCGTTGCAACACGAACGACAGGGTTACATGAGTCTTCCTGCACGAGTCGCATAGCGCCCCTCCCACGATGCGGAAATGAGAGAAAGTGGAAGGTGATCGTCAGTTTCCACGCGAATTTTGATATTTTCCGCATTTTGATTGACACCGACGCGGACAGTCCCTTCCTTGAGTACGTTGCTCCCGAGCCCGTTTTTTGTAGTTCCTATGACGGTACTGCTGTAAATCGCTTCACGAGAAACACTGTTCTCTCCTGGTGTGCGATTCGTGACATGCACGGCGAAACGTCCTGAAAAACCGTGCGTGAGATTCCACGAGCGGTACTGCAGGCGTCCTGTGGTGATGGCGTACCCTGTTCCGTCTGCATTGGTCTTTGGGACCTGATCCGAAAACTGGTAGATCGCGGTATAGGGACAGCCGAACGTTAGAGCCTTCCCTGTGTGATTGCCATCAACTTTGAAGATAGATGATGTGCTGTCAGAACGCAGAGGTAGCGGAAGGCTGGTTGCTGTTTCGACAATGCGGGCAGTTGCGGGAGTGACGGCAAACGGGAGGGTGAACGAGGTAACATCTGTCGTACTGTTGTAAGATGATGCGACGGATGCCTGCGTAAACTGTCGGTCGAGACAGAGCGGGAACGTTGTCTCAGTGAAGAGTTCATCCACTTCGAGAGACATCTTTTCGAGATGGAGTGCCCCGCTGTAGACGTTGAAAAAGAACAGCTCATTGTCAACGGCTTCAATGCTCTTGCACACACAGCCTGGAGGAAGAATCCACTTGAACCACGCGGATTGGAGTTTTTCCTTTCCTGACCAGAAATGTTTGTAGACATACACTTCAGTTCCAGACGCAGGAAGGATGAAGAGCATATCTTTCGTCGCACTCGACACAACTTTACGAATAGACACAGGCACATACTGCGGGACATGCGCGGTGATGTCCGCAGTTTCAACGGTTCCGTATTCAGAATCGACATAAAACTCTCTGAAGCGGGAACCTGTAGCGCCGTTTTCCTCGTCTGCGCAGAGGAACAAGGTCTTTGAGCCGATTGTTGGCCGCACTCCTTCACGAATTTGGTGGGAAGAAATGTGCTTCACAACAGCTGTTGACGGCGTTAGCACTTCACCTCCACCTAGTACGAACTGCGTTTTCTCCGAGAAAAGAAGCAGCATTTCCTGAAAAGGGATTGCATATCGAAGTTTGTGGACATCCTCTTGACTTGAAGAGTAGTCAATTGGGTCCGCGTCTGTTATGGTGCGTGCGCTGGCCGCCCAGAAATTCCAGACATCACCAGCCTGCGAGAGAATGACGTTGTCTCCGGAAAGCAATCCTAGGCGGTTGTGGTAGAAGAAGATGTCGTTGATAGTGTTGCCGATGAAGGACGGAGGCGGGTTGGTTTCATCATCCCCTGCGTACCTGCTGGACCAGAGCCCGAGACATTGAAAAACACAGCTTCCGGAAGAGTAGACGACTGCATGCGGCATGGTGGAGCCGTCGATGTGGTCGCGTTGATAAGGGCCTGGAATCTCCTTCCAGTAACCGGAAGAAATTGCGTCTGAAGTGTCCGCGACGAATTGCACGTAATAGTCATCATCATCTCCGGCACCACCCAGAACTTTCGTAATGAATGACGGTGGAGCATTCGTCGGGAGTTCATCATAGCTTTTCACTGTGTCGGTGATGAGGTACATTTGCGTATCTCCTCGCGAATCCCAGCATTTTATGTTTTTCAATGCTGATGCTGTGGGCGCTGTAATGAGGATGATCGACCCGTGCGCTGTGACCGTGTACCCGCTGTATGTAAAATGCGTGGCGAGCGCATAGGCTATTTCCGCAGTGGATATTTTTGCCGGAGGGTCTGTTTCAGTTCCAACTCCCGCTGGAGTTGTATACCCACCAATGACACTACCAATCTTCACCCAGTAATCCGTGAGGTAGTTTGCGGTTTTGACGAAAATCATGGCCTTATTCTGTCTCGCGGTGCTGTAGGCGGTGTCGAGTGCTGTCACTTTTTTCTTGTTGACAACGAATGTATGATCAGCGACCGTTCGAATTTCTAGGTCTGTTTCAGGTGTGGAAGAGAGGTATGTGGCTGAAGTGACGGATATCGGGAGCGCACTCCCCGCAAGAGAAAAACGGTTGACGGTCCCACTGTGGAACAGAAGCAACTCACTCGTTGCGTCTCCGCGTGGAACCACGTGTGTTTTCACGTTCGTTCCGGAAGAAAAGGTGGCGTTGAGGCGAGCGACGTGTAGAAGTGGTGCTCTCGTTCTGAGGCCGTGCACGAGTGAAGGAGTCATGTTCGTTACAATGTCACCCTGCGAAGCAAGGCGGAGTTGTGGGTGCTGCTGCGACACACCGTTGACGAGGGACGGGAGTTCGTGTGTGACTTTTTGAATAGTCATGTTATCTCCTGACAATACGATGCACGCTCTCGTACCCTGTTCGGCTGTTTCCGTGTGTGACGAGAATATTCCTGTCCGCCTGCCGGATGTCGTCAGCGACGCATACAGAGCGGAGACGTTGCGCATCCGTGGTGAGGGACTGCGGCGCGTCTCCGAAAACTGAGGTGACGAAACGTACTTTGGCAAGGCCGATGACATATTGACGCACAGGGGCAGGAAGGTCGTCGAAGTCGTAGCTTCGCGTCAGCGTTACGAAGACCGGACGTTCAAAGATGGAGGTGTTGGACTTCTTGTCATAGAGCTTTCCGCCGCGCATGACGATATCCGCGAAACCGTTTCGTCTCGGGTCTGCATCAACTGCAATGATGTCGTCAGAAAGGAGGATCTCGCCGTAGGCGTTCGGTGTGAGTTCTACATCTTCATCTGTGTTGAAATAAAACCCCTCAAGAAGAACGTCTACAGTTGCATCACGAAGAGCACGGGACGCGAGAACCGCATCTGCGGATAACGTATCGTCGAGCGTTGAAACTGGCATCTCACCGATTGCGGAAAGAAGGCTGTTCACCGCGTCAAGACGTGTGAGGCATGCATTTGCCATTTTTTGAACCACCCCTTCCTTTGGGCGGAGAAAAACGCGGCTGGAAATACTGTCCGTTCCAGCCGCGCATTCGATTCAGCGCCCTTTTTTCTTTTTGTCGTCGGCGCCAGCTTTTGAAGTGCCGAACAGAAGTTTTACAATCGGCGTGTGGAGGATGTTCCCATCCGTCCGCGCTTTGTTTCCTTTGCGGACATCCTCGTACCATTCCTCACCCATCTTGTTAGAACGCTCTTTTCCTGCGTTCGTGCGGGATTTGAGCCCGCGTGCGTCGCGCTCTTTTTCAGAGAGACGGGATTTGATAGAAAGGCCGTAGACGTCAGAGGAAGCGGGTCTGGCTTTTTCCTCTTTTTTCGCGGCTGCCTGTTTTTGATTCTGCTTTGTTTGTTTTTTCGGCTTCGGATGTGTAGTTTTCTTAGGCGCTTCCTGTGTTCCCTTCGCCACAACACCGTGACCGTATTTCTGTACGTCAGCCGCCATAACTGCGTTGCGTTCTTTATTGCGACGGACTTCATCTCTGATGGATTCAGACGAGAGAGAGGGGACACCTCCCCCCCGTTCTGAAATCATCTGTGCAAGACGCTTGTTCAAGTCGTCAAGCGTGTACTTTTTCAATGAACCCCCTCCGTTCCGCCATTACGCTGCGGCTTTGGAGATTTCCACGGCACAGTCAGGGCGGAGAATTCCGTGACCCATCGCATACTTAGCAACGATCAGATCGCCCTGATACACGACGTGGAAGTCTTTTCCGGACATCTCAGTTGCGAGGTCGAAGAGCTTTACAGTTCCAACGGCCTGACGATTCATGACAAGAGCGACGGAATTAGTGAAGTCGCCGATATAGCTGTTGTTCTCACCGTCAACTTTCGCGGTGATGTTGGTTCCGTTCGGGAGATTGTTGCTTTTGTGAATCTGCATGTTCGCAATCATGGGCAGATTCGCTGTAGCAAGGGACCCGGTGCCCCCCCAATCCTTGTTCAAGAGCGTGGTGTCCTGAACAAGCATGTAGTACTGTGCAGGCTTGACGATTACATGACGATCCTCTTCGGGAACGTCCTTTTCATCGAGCGTTTGCGCGGCAGTGAAGAGCATTTCACGCAGTGTTGCTACATTCGTGGCTGCTGCGGTGTTCTTCAGAACGGTTCCGCCCTTGTGGTCGGTAGTGGTCGCGGGGGAACGAGCGGCCAGATAGCCCAGACGAGCAATTTTCTCATCAAACTTGTTCGAGAGAGCAATTCCGAGTTGATTGGAATACTCACTGCGAACATCGAAGTGCAACTTCGCGTCTTCGAGATCATCAATGAACACATCGGAAATGAGCAAGTCGTCGATTGCGATCACGCGTTTACCGATCTTGGGATTATTGCTTCCAAGAATAGGGGTTCCGGGAGTGTGATAACGGGCAGTAGCTTTGCCAAGCGCGGGGAAAGAGGCGCTCTTTCCTTCGGTGATGGTGCGGACCCTGTGAAGGTCCTTGAAGATGTTCTTGGTATTGAAAACAGTGAGAACTTCGCCAGAGAAAATTTCGAGAAATACTGCATTCTCCTGTTCCCACGATCCGTCAGAGGTGCCATTCAGTACGCCAAGGCGGGCAAGTGTCGCGTCGGCCAAAGTGTATCAGTCTCCTTCTTGTTTGTGTGTTGTGCTGCTGTGTTTGCGGCTGTTCTCCGTGAAGATGTGTAGAGTACAAGTTATCCTCCGCAAAGGGCTTGTGAGTACATCCTTTTGGGCGGCACACAAACACGTAGGGCTTTAACGCCGTCCGTTCTGACGTAGCCGGGAGCGGACAACTTTTGCCTCTACCTGTCTACGATAATGAGGATCCTTTGTGTAGCGCGGATCAGACATTGCGGCTGTCATTTCATGGGTTGAATTGAAAATGTCAGCATCTTCCGCCGCGGCACCGCCAATGAATATCGGGCTACTCCCAACCTCACGGCTGTACGTGTCCATGAGTCCGCGAATTGCCATTGCTGCCAAAGCTTTGTTGCCGGAATTAACAGCCATGTTGAAGGCTGTTATTTCGTCTTCGGAGAGGGCGTTCCCAGCCCATGAAACAAGCGCCGCGTAACCGTCCTCACCGCCAGCAAGGCCCTTCAACTCAGTGGCTGCCGCTTCGGCAGTTTCCCGTTCTCGGGCAAGAGCCGCTTCCTGTCCGGAGATGTAGGAATCAACCAATTCTTTTGGAATTCCGGCCTTTTTCAGAGCGGCATAGCTTGAATCAGAAAGCCTACCATTTGCGGCATATTCATCCGCCAGCGTCGTGTAGTCCAAGCCAGCGACGGAAAGAACGGCATCAACTTCATCGGAAACATCATCATCTTCATTTTCTTCCGAAGAAGCCGTTTCACTCTTTGCAAAAGACTCGTGAGCTGTGGCATCAACGCCATTCCCTTTCTTGTGAAACGCTTTTTCCAATGCCACATAAGCGTTTGCAAGGTCTTCCTGCGTCTTGAACTTCCCAAGAAGCAATGCATTTTCCTGCGGTACTTTAGGGGACATGGAATCGGTGGGGAGCGGCGTAGTCTTGGCGTTAGGGTCTCCCGGCCCTGTCACTCCGGAAACGTAACGGATATCTTCAGGGTGTGCACTTTCACCCGCCATATCAGTAATCCTCCCTTACGGTTCCGTTTTGAAGCTGTTCCTTGCGCGCAGGGATCCCGGTTGCCACGGGAGCGAGATCATCAGTCAACTTTGCAGGAACGGCAGCAGTCTTACCCTCTTTTGTAGACCTCTGCTGCCGCTGTTCCTTTTCATCAGAGTGTTCCATTCGTGGGTACACCTCCATCTTGATTTTTCAAGAGAACGTCTTTGAACGCGTTGATAGCGTTGGGTCCGAGACGGTTGACCATCTCCCCCATCTGTTGCTGCTGGCGCATTGCTTGGAGATCTTCTTCGGAATAGAGCAGACCTTTTGTGTCAAGCCCAAGTGCGGCGGCGAACCTTTGAAGAAGGGTAAGCGGCCGGATAGCGGCTTGAAACTGCGGCCCGAGGAGCTGTGCCCCTGCTCCAGCGAATTCAAGCAGTTTTGCTTTGTCACTGGAACGCCCAAGCGCTTCCATTCCTGTAGTCACTGTAGGACGAACGACATTCTTCGGGAGCGGAGGCATTCTCCGCTGTTTTTGGAGACGAAGGAGCTTGCAACGAACATAGGGGAGCTGAAATTCTTCTGCGAGAAGGGAATAGACCCCACCTAATGCCGTTTCAAGGTCTTCTGCAATGAGGCGGATCTCTTCCGCCGTAACCCGTTCTGCGGCACGCTGCACCGATTGATTGAGCAGGAAGACGCTCGCAAGTCGTCTTTCGATCTTGTCCGCAATTTCAGCCGCTGCGCGAAGATCCATGATTTTACCCGGCTGAAGACACGAAACATCATCGACACGCCCAGCCGCGAACCCGCAATTCGGCGTTTCCGCAAGATCTTTAACGTTTGTCATCCCCATAGGATTGACAAGGAATAGAACCTTTGCGAGCGCGCCACCACCCTCGACAAGCGCTCGTGAGAACGCTTCAAGAGAAATGAGGTCGCCTTTGTAGTCTTCGCAATAGCTTCTACCATAATCACTTCCGTCAATGCGGCTGAAACGAACAGGAACCCAGGGACACCCTTCAACTGGGTACGTCCCCACACTATCGGGAAGAACGATACCTTTTGCTTCTTGATGGACTTTGAATGTCGTTGCGTCGTCGCGGCGAACATAGGTATAGATTGTGATGGGTTCATGGTCGTTCGGATCGGTTGTTTTCGCTGTCGGCATCACGGAGCGGATACGCTTCTGCACTTTCGGAGGAAGCAGCGACAGCGCCGTTGTCTCGCGAACAATGATTTCGAGAACATTTCCTGATGGGTCACGATGCACAACAAATTGATCGAAATGAAAACAACGTGACGGTCCAGAGGTTGGAAAATGGTACAAGGTGTTCCCGCCTACGATGAGATACCGCAACCCCTCATAAATTACATTGCGGTCTGATGTCGCCGCAACTTCGCCCAAGGTGAGCTGTTCAATTTTTGAAAGAGCTGTTTCAACCTCTGCGAGAAAATCTCCGTCCGCCTCATCCTGAAGTGTCATGTCGTCGATCCTGAGCTTGAAGAACGGCATATTCGGAGGGATAAGCGCGAGCAGCAATTTTGCAGCGAGATTGTTCACACCTCGCGCACCGACGCCTTGATAAGGCGTACTGTACGTTGCGATAGGATCCCTGTTCTCAGGGATAAGTGCAGGGATTGTCAACGCGCTACATTCCTGTGCGCGCTGAAGAAACGGTGCGCGTTTCTGCGCAAGCTCGTTGTACCGTTTTTCAGCGTTCCCTATCATGGGCTAACCTTTCGGAATGGTGAGGCCGTTTGCGCCATACGACCCGGCTGGAATTTCGAGGGATGTTCGGAGCTGCTGTGAACCACGGCGGCGGCTTTTTCGTAGGGTTTTTTCCGTACTTTTTTCATCGTCCGTAGCCTTGAGAGGGTCAGGTGCCTTCTCCGGCTCTGGTGCCTCGTAGGTTACTGGCGGGTCGTATTTCGGATATTTTGGTGTACTGATGCACACATCGGGCCTCCTTTGTCAGCTCATGAGCAACCTTTCGGCCTGCTGCTCTTCGTACATGAATCTTAGCCGTCGAATGCAAGAGTAAAATCCTGCATCATACCATACGGCCTCCATGCTCTGCCCCGGACGCGCACACCGTTCCGGAAACATTTCTTCAAGCTCTTCAATGAACTCTTTTGGAATACGTGCCTTCATTTTTTTTTACACCTCTCTCATACTGGACTGTATTTATTGTGCACCACATTATGCACCACTACAATGCGCATGCTCCCCATGCGCATTTCGTGCATGCGGTACAGCCATCAACGTGTTTTACAGCGGCACCGCAAACAGGACACGCTTCGCCGCTCTTCTCCGGCTCTGATGCGTAGAGAACCTGCTTTGTTTTGCACCCATCACGATAGACGGTTACGCCCTTGCATCCTTCCACCCACGCGAGCAAAAACGCTTCTTTGACATCATCACGGGTTGCAGAGTGTGGAAGGTTGATCGTTTTTGAAACCGCCAAATCTGTGTAACGTTGAAATGCGGCTTGATGAAGGACGTGCCATTTGGGAGCAATTTCATGAGACGTCACGAACACCCTTTTGATGTCCTCTTTTGTCCACGAAGGGTCTGCAAGCGCATTCTGATAATAGCGGTTGTAGTATTCTAAAGTCTGTTGGTGCCCGTCTTCCGACGCAAAAGCTACACGGGTATGCCGCAGAGCAAAGAGCGGTTCAATTCCAGACGAACACCCTGCGAGAAGTGACAGCGTTCCGGTAGGGGCAATGCAGGTTCGCGTCGCGTTTCTGTAGGAAGCGCCTTCTTTGAATGCTCCGCGTTCAAGTGCCAGACGTGAGGATGTCGCACCTGCAATGACCGAAATGAACTGCATTACGGTCTCTGCCAAAGTCACAGCTTCGAAAGAATCATAAGCAATGCGCAGTTGAAACAGCATCTCCGCCCATCCCATAACACCGAGCCCAATTTTGCGTGTTCGTAAAACGGCAGTCCTGATTTCTGGAAGCGGGTAACAATTCACTGTTATCACGTTGTCGAGGAAACGAACGGCTGTTTCTACCGTCCGCCGAATTCGGTCGTAATCAACGACGAGACGACCTTCATGCCCAAGAGCAACCATATGAGCCAGGTTGATGCTTCCGAGGTTGCACGCCTCGTTAGGATAAAGAGGTGTTTCTCCGCAGGGATTTGTTGCGGTCAATCTCCCGAGCCACGGTGTTGGATTGTCGTTGTTGATTCCATCGAGAAAGACAAGCCCCGGATCTCCGGTTGACCATGCAGCATCAACAATCGCATCAAAAAGGGCTGATGCATTCGGGTCACTGTCGAGAGATTCCATGAAGGAATCATAAACACCGACTGAGATGTTGAAATTCGAAAGGGTCCCATCTTTGGTTTTTGCATGAACGAATTTCAATACATCCGGATGATCCACGTTGAGAATACCCATGTTCGCGCCACGACGCATACCACCCTGTTGCACGACATCGGTAACGTGGTTGAACATTCCCATGAAGGAAACGGGGCCTGACGCAGTGCCATTTGTACTTGTGACACGAGCACCTTCCGGACGCAAGTTTGAAAAGTTGAACCCTGTCCCTCCTCCAGATTTGTGAATCAAGGCTTGGTGTTTGAGTGCAGTAAAGATTGATTCCATACTATCCTCAATACCAAGTACGTAGCATGCGGAGAGTTGTCCGTTGAGCCTTCCTGCATTCATCAGCGTCGGAGAATTGGGAAGAAAATCAAGCAACGCCATGACTGCATAGAATTTTTCAGTCCACACCTCCCGATCCGCGTCAGCCTCAGCAATCGAAACGGCACGGGCAACGCGGTGGAGCATCTCTTTCGGCGTTTCCAGCTCTTTCCCGTCGGCATACCGCCACAGGTAACGCTCGCGAAGAACGGCAAGTGCGTTTTCGTCAAATTCTGGTACGAGCAAAAAGTATTCCCCCTAAGAGAGAAAAAAAATGCGCAGGAAGATGTTTCCTCTATGTTTTCCAAAGCCTTTTCGAGCTTGGTCATTCCTCACCCCTCGCTTTC